TTCAACACAAGCAGTTGACTTTGACAAAGCACATTTAACACTTGTCCTAGGTGAAAACATGGATTTAGGTGGCGATGATGCTGGATCACGTAATGGTACAGGTAAAACAACAATTATTAATGCATTGAGTTATGCCTTATATGGCGAAGCATTAACAAAAATACGTAGAGAAAATCTTGTAAACAAAACAAATGCCAAAGGCATGTTGGTAACCGTTGAATTCGAAGTTAACGGTAAAACATATCGTATTGAAAGAGGCAGAAAGCCTAACATTCTTAAGTTTTATGTTGAAGATGTTGAAACCGTTGCTGATGATATTGATGAATCACAGGGCGATAGTCGTAAAACACAGGAAGAAATTGAAAAACTATTGAACATGAGTCATACTATGTTTAAGCATTTGGTTGCATTAAACACATACACAGAGCCTTTCTTGGCCATGACTCCAAACAATCAAAGAGAAATTATTGAACAACTGCTAGGTATTACTATACTTTCTGAAAAAGCAGAAAAATTAAAAGAACAACAGAAAAGTGTACGAGACGCTATTGCAGAAGAAGATGCAAAAATAAAAGGTATTGAAAGTGCTAACCAAGCCGTACAAGAAAGTATTAACAATTTAGATATTAAAAGCAAAGCATGGGACGCTAACCAGTCTGAAGAAATTGCTAGATTAAGTAAAGCGATTTCTAGTTTGGTACAAGTTGATATTGAAAAAGAAATTCAAGCACACAAGGATCTAGAAATATGGACCAGTTCTAATAACGAACTAATAAGTTTACAAAAAGAAAAAGCAAGTTTAGAGTCAAGTATTTTACGTGCTGAACGAGAATTTAAAAAATATCAAAAAGATTTAGAGGATATTCAAAGTAAAAAATGTTTTACTTGTGGACAGGATCTACATGATGAAGCACACGCTTCACTAATGGCTGAAAAACAAAACGATGTTAATGAAAGCAAAACATATCTTGACGGAATACAATTACAACTTTCTGATGTTGTTAAAAAGATTGACGATATCGGTGATATTAACGGTAAGCCTAACACATTTTATGAAAATGCGGAAGAAGCATACAATCACAGAAACAATCTAGCAAGTCTAGAAGAACGCAAACGTGAAAAAGACGGTGAGAACAATCCATACACAGAGCAGATTAAAGAACTAAACGAAACTGCAATTAAAGAAGTAAGTTGGAACACAATGAATCAATTTACTGAAATGAAAAACCACATGGATTTCTTGTACAAACTATTAACAAGCAAGGATTCATTTATACGTAAACGTATTATTGATCAAAACTTGGCTGTGTTGAACAAACGTTTGCAGTATTATCTAGATAGAACAGGGTTACCGCATCAAGTTAAGTTTCAGAACGATTTATCGGTAGAAATTACAGAACTAGGACGTGACTTAGACTTTGATAACCTCAGTAGAGGTGAACGAAATAGACTCATTTTAAGTTTAAGTTGGGCATTTCGTGATGTGTGGGAAAACCTTTATCAAAATATCAACCTATTGTTTATTGACGAACTTATTGATAGTGGTATGGATACCGCAGGTGTTGAAAGTTCTATTGCTATTCTTAAAAAGATGGCACGTGAACGTTCAAAAAATATATATCTTATTTCGCACAAAGACGAATTAAGTTCTAGGGTCAACAATATTCTAAAAGTAATCAAGGAAAACGGATTTACTTCGTATGAAACAGACACGGAGTTAAGCAACAATGTCTAAACCAACAACACATGAACTTTTAGTCCAAGCAATTATGGATTACTATAACATGAATGAACGTTGGGAAGCCAAAGGCTTTGATGAAAACGGACGCAAGGTACGTTCAATTCTCAGTGATATTAGACGTCTTTGCACACAAAGACGCTACGAAGTTCAAGACAAACGCAAAAATCTTAAGGCAAAAAAGAAGGCAAATCAGAATCAAGACACTGAAAATTAGGCACAGGTAAGTATCTGCATGGAGTGGACTTATCAGGGCAAAATAGTACAAGAACTTCCGCAAGATTGCGAAGGATTTGTGTACCTGATAACAAACACTACCAACAATCGCAAGTACGTAGGCAAAAAACTAGCAAAATTCAAAAAAACACGCCCACCTCTTAAAGGCAAGAAAAACAAAAGACGTTCAAAAGTGGAATCAGATTGGAAAGACTATTGGGGTTCCAACGATCATTTGAACGAAGATGTACAAAAACTAGGCCCAGAAAACTTCACACGCGAAATTCTTTACATTTGTAACAGCAGAGGCTTGATGAGTTACCTAGAGGCTAGAGAACAATTTGAACGCAGAGTATTAGAGACGGATGAGTATTACAACGGAATTATTAATGTTAGAGTAGGCAGTTCAAAAATTCTCAAAGAAGCACTAGAAACTTTAGGCAAAAAATAACAGCACACAAGGTTGGCGGGCCAGTTTAGTAATACCGCTGAGTAAAAGGTACCCGTGACACGGACACTCGTACACGTTAATCAACCCCCACTGGGAGTTAAGCCATCAAAAGAATTGGGCCTACCGGTTAGCGTAGATTGAATGCTGTCAATCGAAAACACTAGGTTTGAAAAAACTCCTCGCAACGGAACGAAGCGGGAGGTAGCGTAGGAACCCGCGAAGCGGTTCGCGATAGCGAAAAGCGGTTTTTAGCAGATTTTTACGTGATGTCGGTGTAGGTAGGGGATAGGCCGGAGCCCCACAAACAGGTGTATAAACAAAATACCTACTTCCAAGTCTTGGCTGTGACGAACTCACATGATGTTCAAGATTAGATGGAACCCTTTAACAGGTTCCGTCTGACTGAAACAATCTACATGATGCTAAAAAATTACTTCGTAATTTATATTGCTTAAATATATTCAAGAAATAAAAGTGTTTGAGCGATAGCGAAAACACGAATGAACGTAGTTCATTCACTAACCATGCTAAATAAGATTACTATGCATATTAACGAATTATCAATTGAAACAGACGTGCAAGAAGCACCATATGGTATTGCTTCGAAAGCCGCTGATACTCTAAAAGGACTGAACCCATTTAGTAAGGTGGGTCGTGATACCGCTGATAACAAGAGAGCGATCGGCGATTTTATGAATACGATTAACAGAGAATTTAAAACGGACGTTAAGACCAAGGGTGTTACGCCTACCCTTGACATGTTGATCGACTTCTTGGACACTAAATTTCCACCGGCGGGTGCTACCGCACCGCAACAGGCTTCGCCTGCTGTAAAACAACAGCCGGACGCTAAGGCGCAGGACATTAAACAAACATTGGATAAGGCGATACAATCGCAACTACAACAACTATCACCCGCGGAAAAGGACTATTTGGTCAAGGGCCTGCAGGCTGGTAAGGCTAGGGTTCCCGCAAACGCTAAACCGCCCGTTAAGGACGGACCTTTTAATACCAAACAGGGCACGGGAAACAATCAGGGAGTTACAAAAGCGGCATGAAGATAAGTCAATTGGTAATAGAAGCACCAGCAACACAACCTAAAATTCCAGGTGCACCGGTACAAACAGCAAAAGCGACTCAGCAACAGGCAACACAGCCTGCACAGCAACCTGGCCAGGATCCCAAAACACAACAGATTAAAACACAGGTGCAAAAAACTGCACAGCAACCTGCACAACAGCAACAGGTCAATAGAAATGAATATGAGTGGAAGGGTGCTCAGTGGATAAACAAAGCAACGGGCAAGATTGCTTCACGTGATGTTTCTGCTAAATTGGGCAATCCTAAAATTGATGAACTTATTACACAGATTGTAAATGCCAAGCAGACAGAATTGGCGTTGCAGTTTTTACAAAGCGTTGACAAAACAAAACAAGCGGCCAAACAAAATGTTCCGGCTAACGCACAACCTGTTAAACAGGGAATGTTCGAAGCGGATCAGTCACGTGTTGCCGCGATGGCTAAAAAATATCAGGTCAATATTGCACAGGGCATTACAAGCAACGACATAGAAAGAATTGTTAAAGGCGAAGTTACAGACGCCGTTAAGGACGATAGAATCAAGGTAGGACAGGGCAAACCTTCCGCAATGGCACATCTAGGCAAGCAGTTTAGAGCGGGCCAGGATGCGGCTGATGCTCCCATAAAAGGAATCAAGGGCATGGTGGACAAGGTTGACAAAGCACTTGGTGGTGCTCCGCCTAAAATTGGTTCAGGTGGCGGTGGTTCCGGCAAGGATTCATCGGATTCAGCATCATTGTCAAAAACAAAAAGCGGAATGAGCAGACTGAAACAGCAGTTGGATATTAAAAATCCCAACCTAGCAATTTCGGGAATGAGCAAAATGGAAAGAGGCGAAAAGCCTAATCAACAGGAAATTGCCAACATGGCACCGTTGCTTTCTTTTATGAAAAATGCTGTTCAGCAGGATCCACAAAGACTTGTTCAGTTAATTCAAAAATACAAAAAATAATTTAGAGTATTACTTGTCCAGTTTCCTTGGACGATTCAACGTGTGCACCAACCATTTTAATTATTAGTTCACGTTCTTCGGGAGTGATTCCGTAGGCTTGTTCTATTGTCAATCCACCTCGCATATACCAGCAAAGATTAACTAGTGAATCTACTATGTCCTTGCTTTCCTTATCCATACTCTGGACCAGATCGTTGATTTCAGAAAGCGAGAGTGAACCTATCTGGAAACGAAAAAATTTGAGGAATCAAAAATAATCGGAACTTCAGTCGACTCCGGTGCTCCTTTTTCAACGTACACTTTTGGAATTGACACCTTTTGTGCTTTAACTTCAAATGGTGCTCTTTGCGTTTCCGAGTGTTTGGTAATTGCTTCAAACGTTTCAACATCTAGATCGTTAATAAACTCACTGATCTCTTTTGGATTTTGAACATCACCTTCTGGTGTTTTAACTGAAACAATCTGCTGTGAAATACCATTTAATCGTGTTGCACTTAATTTTTTAAATCCGTCTTGGAACACTTTGATCTTGTCGTCTTCCGACATGTCAGGATTTCCAAGGACCTGTGCAATACGTTGTGTTTCCAACGTTTGTTGATACAATTCGGTTTGTTGTTTATAATTTAGAGGAACAATTTGAAAAGTCAACTCACCGATTGTTAAGTTTGAATCATATGTATGACCTTGCAATTGATCAAGCACTTTGCGTAGATCAATTTCAGTTTCAAGTTCTTCGTCAACATTTGGAACCTTAAAACTAGCGGTCATTTTTTCACCGTATGTAGCGATACGAATAGCAATTAAAATAGCATCAATATCAATTGACGGTATTTCCCATGGATTCTCGATTAGCGGACAGCAGTTTTTAACCATGGAGGTTGTTGCTTCTCCATTTAGTAGTGCATCCGGCGTTTTAATTAATAGTTCGTCTCTAGCGGTCATTGAATAGATTGGTAATTCGCCTGAACCAGACTTTTCAAGTGGGTTGCTAGAGTAAAATCTACCACCCGAAGGTAGTGTTAGATAAATTTTGGGTTGTCGTGCATATTTTTTTAATATGCTTTGACCTTTTTGTATGTTTTGTTGTTCCATGGTTTTTCCTCTATATAAATAAGTGTAACGCTACTTACAAGTATTATTTATGTACGCACTTTATAGGGGTTTTTAAAACATGGCAGTGAGAGTTGATATTCCGGATATTGGACCAATTGAAATACAAGGAGCCGCGGAAGAGGCTACCCTAAAAGCCATTTTGAGCGAAATGAAAGCACAAGGAAGCCGTCCAGGAGGTGGTGGCGGTGGTTCTGGTGGCGGTGGTAGTGGTCTAGTTGGCGCCGCAGTGGGAGCAACAAAACTAGCCAAATCCTTAAATCCTCTAATGATTGCTGTAGGCGGAGTAAGCAAGGTATTTGGTGGAATATTTAGAATTGCTGGTAGACTAGCAGGAGCGTTTTCTGACACGGTTGACATGTTTGCCAAGGGCAGACCGTCAATGGTTGATTTTACATCCGCTGTTGCTGATGCTGTACCGGGAGCCATTAAACCATTTGCTGATGCACTGAATTCGGTAATCAAGTTACTCTATTCTAACTTTACAACCTTTGAAAAACTAACACAAAGTGGTATTGCATTAGGTGACCAAATTGGTCAAATGCAAACGGGTTTTAGAGGAATAAGTTTAACAGCAGAAGAAATTGGCGGAGCACTTGGACCTGTATCCGATGGATTAGCAAGTTTAGGTACTGCATCAAAAGGTGGTGCCGTAGCACTTAATATTTTAAAAGGGCTCACACCAGAACTTTCGATGCGTCTAAGAGAGTATGGTATTACGGTAGGCGAACAAGCAGAAAAGGTAGCAGAATACACAGCACAAAACGCATTAGGTTTAAGAATGCGTACAACAAACGAACAACAACTTTTAAATTTAAGTGTTGATTATCAGAAAAATTTACGTAGACTTTCAGAGATAACAGGACAACAGGCAGACGATATCGCTCAAGGTATGGCAAAAGCCAACATGAACGAAAACTTCCGTAACTTCCTAGCAAATATGGATGGTGCAACGAGAGCGAGAATTGAAAGTATTGTAAACACGGCAGAAGCGGGATTTGGTGATGCTGGTAGAGAAGCGGCCATGGCGGCGGTGCTTGGTATTGCTCCGGTAACAGATGGTGCGGCAATGCTTACTGGTACCATGAAAGGGTTCAATGACACAATCAAAGGTTCCGTTAGTAGTGCTAAAACATTTACAGGATCACAGGATCAGTATAACAAAATGCTAATCGGAAACTTTAGAGGATTAGCAAATGCAAATGCAGGATTTATACAAAGAACAAATAGACTTGGTGCTACACTTACACTGGCCGCTGATCCAATGGGAGATACATTTAATGGTATTGCAAGATTTGGAAGAATATTCGGTGGTACATTAGAAGAAACTGAAAGTAATTTAGGAAAAATTGACGGATTTGGTAAATCGGCAATCGAAACTGAGCAGGCAATTAGTAACTTTAGAAATGTTATAATGGATCTTGTAGGAATAATAGGAAGAGAATTAACACCATACATGAGCAAGTTTGCAACATATCTTCGAAGAAGTTCGGGTGCTTTACGAGAATGGATCGACCAGTTTAAAAAGGATGTGGAAGCGGAAGGTGGACTTATTCCTTATCTAAAAGTACAATTCCGAAAATTGTTTGTTGAAATGAAAAAAGCAATTAATGATACTTTTATCGGCGGAATGTTTGTTGACAATGAAAAATTAGCAAACGACATTGAAAGAAGTTTAAGCAAAAAAGAGACCGAAGGGGTAAAATCTGCTGTAGAAACAGGAAACTTTGAAGGACTATCCGAAAACCAAACCATTGTAGCACGACAAAAAATAGAAAACAAAATTGACGGATTACAGCAGGGTATGAGGTTTGACGAGATGATGACCGGAGAAGACTTTGAGAGAAATGCCGAGATTGCAAGAGAAATAAAAGAATTAAAAGAAAAACTTAAAAATATTCCAAAACGTAACGACGGATCACCTGGATTGAATAATTTGTTTGGTGGCGGTAACCCGTTTGAAAACTTTGGAAAAGGCAGTTTGGTCGAAGTGCATGATCAAGAAGCCATTGTTCCAAAAGATTCACCTGCCGGAAATATTTTAAGCATGATGGGTGGCATGATGGGTGACATGAAGGGTTCTATGTCAGGTGGCAAAATGGATATAGGCAAAATGATGAACATCGCACAGACCAAAGGAGCCGAGATTGATGCTTATGCCAAGAAAAATCAAGGCGCTTTGGAGGCACAAGGCCGCGGAATGGTAAAAAATATCACCGGTTTGAGCGACGAACAACTTGACAGCATGGCGGCAAAGAGTGTACAATCAAATAATGTGTCGAGTTCAGGAACACCTATAAATAACACTACCGGTGGAATGACTGCAAAACTTGATACTTTGATTAAAATTAATAGGGATATGTTGGCTGAACTCCAGTCGATGTAATAGGAAAATAACATGAGTTGGAAAAAATACTTTCAGGAATATAAGCCAAAAGACACATCAGGAAACACAAGTCCCATTCCAGGTTCCGGCGCAGGCCCGGCAAGAACGAATTATTCGTCGTTTTTACCAGATGTTTACACAGGACATCCAAATCGTATTGAACGTTATGGTCAGTATGAAACAATGGATCAAGATTCAGAAGTTAACGCGGCATTAGACATTTTAGCAGAATTTTGCACACAAAAGAACAAAGAAAACGAAACACCGTTTCTTATCAGTTATAAAACACAAAGCACATCAACAGAAACAAAGGTATTAAAAGGTTATCTACAACAATGGGCAGATCTAAATAATTTTGAAAGACGTATTTTTAAAATTATACGTAACGTATTCAAATACGGTGATTGTTTCTTTGTAAGAGATCCAGAAACATTTAAATGGATGCATGTTGATCCTGCTAAAGTAGATAAGATTATTGTAAACGAGAGCGAAGGCAAAGAGCCTGAGCAATATGTTATTAGAGATGTTAATCCTAATTTTCAAAATTTATCAGTAACACAAATTAATGCAGGTGATAACCAAAGCCAAGTTAGTTACACAACCACAGGCGGTGCGTTAGGTAGAGGTTACGTAGGCGGTGCAACGCCACAAAATGCAGGCGGACGATTTGATAAGAATTTAAATCAATTAGCAATTGATGCTAATCACGTTGTGCATTTAAGTTTAAGTGAAGGACTAGACAGAAACTTTCCGTTTGGTAACTCACTATTAGAATCAGTTTTTAAAGTTTATAAGCAGAAAGAATTACTTGAAGATGCTATTATTATCTACCGTGTGCAAAGAGCACCAGAGCGTAGAGTATTTTACATCGATGTAGGTAATATGCCTACTCACCTTGCTATGGGATTCGTTGAAAGGGTGAAGAATGAAATTCATCAACGTAGAATTCCAAGTTCAACAGGTGGCGGCACCAATGTAATTGATGCTAGTTTTAACCCACTTTCAATTAATGAAGATTACTTCTTTCCACAAACTGCTGAAGGGCGTGGATCTAAAGTTGAAACATTACCGGGTGGTACTAACCTAGGTGAAATCGACGATTTAAAATATTTTACTAATAAATTATTCCGTGGATTACGTATTCCAAGTTCATACTTACCTACCGGAGCAGAAGATTCTGCTTCTCAGTATAACGACGGTAGGGTAGGTACTGCTTATATTCAAGAATTAAGATTTAACGAGTATTGCAAACGTTTACAAAGTCTTGTATCGTACATTTTTGATAGAGAATTTAAAATGTACCTTAATGCAAAAGGTGTAAACATTGACAATGATCTATTTGATTTAAAATTCAATTCACCACAAAACTTTGCCGCATACAGACAAAGCGAAATGGATAACGCAAGAGTTAATACATTTGCTTCACTGCAAGAAGTTCCGTATATGTCAAAACGTTTTGCACTAAAACGTTTCTTAGGATTAAGTGCAGAGGAAATGGCAGAAAACGAAACTATGTGGCGTGAAGAAAATGTTGCAGGTCAGTTTAGCAATCAAAATTCTCAAGTACAAATGAGAAGCGTTGGAGTAACACCAGGCGGTATGTCACAAGACTTAGATAATCTTGCATCTACAGATCCTGGAGCCGAAGCACCGGAAGCACCAAACGAAACAGAACCGGCACCCGGAGGCGAAACTCCACCAGCAGGAGTATAAATAATAGCATGTTGTTAAAAGAATTCTTTTATTTTGATCAAGATGGTAAAGCGTTCGGCGACGATAAACGTTATGATGCCGATAGAGATATTTCTGTGGTCAAAGCAGATGATACTAGAAAAACACGTCTTACTCTAAAACAGATTAATACCATTAGACGCACAGCAGAAGCACGTGAATTAGAACAACAAAAAGAATTAGAGTTTGTTCAAACCATGTACGCACAACCTGCACCAGAACAAGCAGTCTAAAATTCCATTTTTTTTAAATAATACGTTATGAAAAGAACCGGTTTTGTTATCGGCAACGGAACGTCGCGAAAGAAATTTAAGTTAGAAAATCTTGTAGACAAGGGTTTGATGTATGCTTGTAACGCTGTCTACAGAGAATTTTGTCCTAACGTTCTAGTTGCAGTAGATCCTAAGATGATCCACGAAATTGTTGGAGCAAACTTCCAATATGAGTGCGAAGTATGGACAAATTACAACAAAGCATTTGAAAAATACGTAGGATTAAACTATTTTAACCCTAATAAAGGCTGGAGTAGTGGTCCTACGGCCTTGTATAAAGCAGTTTTAGATGGTTGTGAAGACATTTATATCCTAGGATTTGACTATGTAGGACTGGAAAACGGTGCTAAAGTTAACAATATATACGCTGGATCTAAGAACTATAAAGCAATACATGAACCTGCAACCTACTATGGAAACTGGTTAAGACAAACAGAAACCATACTGCGAGAGAACTCAGATCGCCGTTTTATTAGGGTAGTACAAAAGAACGATTATATACCCAATAATCTAAATCAATATGCTAATTTCAGCAATATCAGTTATAAAGAGTTTAAATACATACTTGATAAGTAAGAATAGCAAAAAAATACCTATTTTACCACCATTTGAACCGGTAAAACTGGTTTTTTTGTAAATACACATGACAGCCTTGCCTATTAACTAAATTAAAGGAGATAATACAATGTCAGATAAAACTAAATTTGAACAATTATTAGATCTTCTTGTAAACGAAGAAAAAGATAAAGCAGAGTCTTTATTTCACGATATCGTTGTAGAGAAGTCTAAAGAAATCTATCAGGGTCTAATCGAGTCTGAAGAAAAAGAAGCAGAAAAAGAAGTTGAAGAAGCAACAGAAGAGTCTAAAGAAGACGAAGTTGAAGAATCAACAGAAGATAAAGCAGACAAAGAAGTTGAAGAGTCATCAGATGACGAATCAGAAGAGTCTGTGGAAGAATTCATCGAACCTACTGAAGAAGAATCAGTAGAAGAAGTTGGTGGCGATGCCGCCGACGACATGATTGCCGATATCGAAGCAGATAAAGGTGATGACATGGACAAAGATTACGACGACGATGGTAAAATGGACGATCATGAAGAAGATCATGAAGATCTAGAAGACAAAGTTGTTGATCTTGAAGATGCTTTGGACGAATTAAAAGCAGAATTCGATGCTTTCGTTAATAAAGACGAAGGTGGAGAAGAAATGGGTCCAGAAGCAGATGAAGAAGAATCAGAAGAAGCCGAAGAAGAAGCAATCCAATCACCGTTTGAAGCAACAGAAGAAGATGGTGAAGAAGTTGAAGAAGGTGCAAAAAAAGAAAAATCCGTTGGCGAGACTATGAGAGAATATGTCGAAAAAGTCTCTGCACCTAATAATTCAGAAGGCGCTGATAACACTACGAGTCCAGTAGCATCGAAAGGTGGCAAAGACTCAGGTGCTGATGGTAAAAACATCGCACAAAGTAGTGAAGAAAAGGGCGGTAAGGCTCCTGCGGCTAAGGACATGGGGAAATCTTTCGAGAATGAACCAGGTGCTAACGCTGGGGATTCTTTTAAAAAAGCATCTGTAAAAAAGACTGCTGAGTAATTAGGAGGAAGCCACTATGGCATCTTTATACCTACGAGAAAATTTGACATTTGACC